AACTCGGCCAGGTACACGGGCGGGATGTAGCCAGCGCCACCAGAGGCGGCGGTCACGTCACGCATCTCGACCGAGTGACGGTAGAGACGCTCCTGCGCGTCACGGTTGCCCGAGTGGGCGGTGATGACGTCGCGGAAGAATGACGTCTTGCCGTCGGGACGGTAGACAGACTCTTCCTTGCGGACCTCGATGCGCACGTCGTCCTCCTCGACCATGATCGGCTGCGAGGCACGAGCCTCACTCACCGTCTGCATGCGGTCGACGATCTTCTTGCGGCGGTCGATCTCAGACTCAGCGGCGGCGCAGCGCGCCTCCAGCTCGTCAAGATCAGCGGCCTCAGCGGGCTCAGTCAGCGCAGCGGTAGCCTCGTCGAGCTCCTCGACGGCGGCGGTCAGCGCAGAGCGAGCCTCAGTGAGCTTGTCGCTCATGTGGTTCACCTCTAGATGTTGAGCTTGTGATGGGAAAGCCGGGCGCGCCACTTAGCGGCCCGGATGCGTCCCTCGTCGGAACGCGAACGGCCCATGCCCAGGTCAACGACCTGCGACTCACTGCCGCCCGGGACGATGCCCGCGACGGTGGGCGTGGCCCGTGCGATAAGCACGCGACCATTCGATCGTGCCCGCTCGAACACCTCGGCCTTGGTGGCCTCGTATGCGGGGAACGGTACGACCGAAACCTCGAAGAGCTCACCGATCGACCGGATCGTGCGCAGCGGGTAGCCCGCGCTCTCATCCCAGTCGTCCTCCTCCACGGTGAACGCGAAACTCATCTGATCCACGTCGGCGCGCATCATCTTGGGAACGACGCGCTGCACGTCGGGATCGGCCATGTCGACGCGCGCCCAGATGCGCAGGCCGATGTCGTCCTCGGCCATCTCGAGCGTGCCGCTCTTGGTGCGCGCCATGACCGCGGCGGTGTCGTGGTTGTAGAGCAGCCTGACGTCAGGCTTGCGCGAGAGCACCTCAGAGAACGCGCCAGGCGCGATGACCTCGCGGAAGCCGCCGAGGTCGTAGCTCATGCTGTCGAACATTGCCGCGTAGCCGCGGATGGTCTTGTTCTCAGGCCCTGCACCGCTCTCGCGCCACTCGGCGCGGGCAAGCGGTGCGGCGCGCTCGGTGATTACACCGACCACGGTCACGCCCTCGTTGTCGTCGTCGACGTCGTCCTCGACCTCTCCGACCTCGCCGGCCTCGCCCTTGGGCTGCCAGGCGTTGCAGTAGTAGTCGCCGCGAACGTACTCGTCCCACTTCGAGCACCGCGCCATGTCGTCCACGCGATCGGTCTCGTCGTAGAAGCCGCAGTTGCCGCAGGCGCGCCCGGCGGGCACGTCCTCCTCGAGCGCCAGACGGTAGTTGTCGGGCAGATCACGCTTCGTCACGTTGAGAGGTTCCTCCGTTTCGCCGGCGTTTGCGGCTCGTTGCGCCTCAGTTTCAGCACGGTCGAGCTCGCGCACCTTGCGCTCGGCCCAGTCACGCCCGGGGTCTCCGCCCCAGAGCAGCCATGCGACGTAGCCGGGAGTCTCCTCGCCGGCCTGATCATCGGTGCCCCGGGTCCAGTCGCCCTCGTGACGGGCGAACCATGCGGGCATCCTTCGTACCTTGTCTTCTGACAGCTCCTCGCCGCTTGCCATCTTGACCGCGTCGCGCACGGTCGCCGGCACGAGTCCGTCGCCGCTCTTGCCGTCCTCGTGAAGCCTGAGCCCACGAGCTGCTGCGGACTGCGTCTCCTCATTGACGGTCAGGTCGACGCCGTACGGCCCGCGGTCCTCGGCCTCAGAGATGTTGAGCGCGGTCAGCTGATCCTGCGCTGACTGCTCGGTGTCGTGGCAGCCCACGACAGCGCCGTCGTCGTCCTTGACCACGGCGAAGCCTCCCGCGCACTCCGGGTTGTCTGTCTCGATGTGCCAGGGCATTAGGTCTCGGGGGTCGGGTTAGGTGCGCCGCCGACCGGCGTCTGCTGCACGTTGTCGCCGTCGGGGACCGCGGGGTAGTTCTCGAGCTCGCGGATCTCGTTCGCGCTGAGCCATCCAGCCTGGCGCGCGGCGACGTAGGCGTTGAACCGCTCTGCGGTATCGCTGCGAAGCAGTGCGTCCACCTTGAACTCCGGATACAGGTCAGTGCCGCCGAACAGGTCCGGGTCGGCGCGAAGGGCGCTCTCGATGCGGCGAAGGCGCGGCCCGAGGCAGAACTTGAGGAACGCAGCAGCCTCGTCGGCGGTCGCGCGGAAGGTGGACTCGAACGCGCCGAGGAGCGTCGGCGGCACGTTGAACATGCGCGCCACCTCGAACACTCCGAACCTCTGAGCCTCGATGGCCGTCGTGTCGGAGAGGTTGACGCGCACCTGCTCAAGGTCTGCGCCGCCGGCGAGGATGCCGGGCTTGTGCGAGTTGCTGAGCCCGGCGTGATTCGCTGAGAAGACCTCGAGGATCTGGCGGGCCTGCTGATTGCTCAGGCTGCCCGGGATCTTGATCACGAGGCCGGGCGAGGCGTCGTTCTGGAAGTATCGCCCGACGTACTCCTGCACCGCGTAGCTCATGGCGATGCTGTTGCGGTGCAGCTCGATCGGCGAGATGCCGCGGATGCCTCCGCGCAGCGTCATGCCGCGCACGTGCAGGATGTCGGTCGAGGTCAGACCCGTGTACTGCGTCTGGCCCGCTTGGATGTCGAAGGTCTTCTCGCGGGTGTCGGCGCTGCGGTAGACGCGCACCGCGTCGGGGTCGATCACGATGAGCTCGACGACGCGCCCGCGCGCGTCGCGGACCTTCTGCAGGAAGGCATTCCCGCGGGTCTCGATGCACGCGGCAATGTCTGAGAACAGGTCGAACGGCGTGCAGTCCATGGAGGGGCGCTCGTGCAGCAGTTCCCACTGCGTCGTGTCGTTAGCCTTGCGACGATCGGGCCCGGAGCCCTCGTAGACCAGGCACGGCAGAGAGGCGATCGACTCGCTGATCAGGCGCACCGCTGCTCCGACGGCCGGCAGCCCTGCCGCCTGGTCGTCGCGCATGTAGGTCCCGGTCCACGTCGCGTAGTTGGCCCCTGGCAGCGGGATCAGATCCTCGCGGCCGAAGTCCATCGCACGCTCCTCGCCAGTCTTTGGCAGGGACGGCGCAGCGCGGAAGAAGTCTCTCCAGCTAGGCAACTCTCACCACCTCGCCGCTCTCGTTCTCCATAAGGCGAACAGCGACTTGTTCGATCTGCAGCGCGTTGCGCCGCTCGTAGTAATCCTGCGCGGCCTGCCTGCGGTGCAGGTCGCGGTGCCGCGTGCGGTGCTCGATGCGGACGTTGTGCAGAGGCAGCGCATCGACGAGCGGGTGATCGTTGGTGCCCCAGTACCAGCGGTACTCCTCGCCCACCCGGGCGCGGTAGCAGTAGTGAGCTCCGACCACGTCGATCTGATCGGCTGCGCGGAAGATGCGGCGCTGGGTCTGGGTCGAGTCGGGGGGGAGCGGCATGATCTGAGCCGCGGCAGCGGTCTCTTCGTTGATCCACGTCTGCCGATCCCAGAGCACGACCTGCGCGACGTCCTTGTCAGTGACCTCGAGCTTGGTGCGGGTGTCCTCGGGAACGTCGGTCAGCACGTCGTCGCCGTCGAGAACGATGATCCAGTCCTCGCCCGGGGTCGTCACGTTGCGGCACTCGGCGAACGCGAACGTCCGCTTCTCGACCTCATTCCCGGTCCACGTGTCCTTGGGCCGGACGATCGTGCAGCCCATGCCGAGCGCGTCGCAGGTGCGCAGCACCGTCTCGGCCTGCGTGGGCTCAGAGCGCGGGGTGCCGCCCGGCATGAGCGAGTAGGCGCCGTCTACTGCGACCACGTGGTCGCAGAGCTTAGCCGCCGACGACACGGTCGCGGCGAGCCACGACGGCGACTCCTCCCACCAGCTGATCAGTGCGACGACCTTCACGGGGCCCTCCCGGCCTCGACGATTGCGGCCCATAGGTCCGCGCGGTTCTCCTCGCGCTCGTCGAACAGGTACTCGCGAGCGAGGTCCATCACGTTCTCAAGACGACGAAGGCGGAGCAAGGTCACGACGCCGTCGGGAGCAGCGGCGGTGATGCCGTGCTCCTCGAGCAGGGCGCGCAGTCCCAGGTTCTCGCCGTGCGCGAGACGGAGTCGGTCTTCGAGGCTCCAGATAATGTTGGCCGAAGCGTCCGCCGCATCGCGCACGGTGATCTTGCGGGTGTCGGTGCTCACGCCGGCACCTCGATGTCATCCCACGAGAGCACGTAGTCCGCCGAGTCGCCCTCGACCTGACAGCGCCAGGACGCCATCGCGGCGGCGACCAGGGCGTCGATCTTGACCGTTCCCTGCCCGCGGATCTTGCGCACGCGCCAGCCGGCCTCTGCGTGCTCGGCCTCGGCGTGGGTCACGTGCTCGGCGAGCACGAGGTCGCCGTCGTGGGCGAGGCGCTGCGTGGTCACGCCGTCGTACCAGGCGGCCCATGCGCGCGTCTGGTTTGCACGCTTGCCCCATGCGTCCACGACGCGGAAGCCGTCCTCGTCAAGAATGCGCGCGGCGAGCTCGAAGCGGTTCGGGTCGTAGGCGATCTCTCGGATGGTGTGCTTCTTCGCGAGGTCGTGCACGACCTCTATCGCGATGCGCGGGTCCATGCTGCGCTCAGCGACGAGCTCGTGACAGGCAACGCCGCGGCGCGCGCCGATCACGTGGCACTTGATGCCGATGCGCTCTGAGTCCGGGATGCGCCACGACCAGGCGACCGCGGTGCAGTCGTCGTTCAGCGCGGCGTCGATGCCGACGAACAGCTCTGCGCCCTCGGGGATCACGAGGTCAGGCACCTCGAGCGCCTGCCACTGGCCGCGCGGAATCCACGCCCGGCGGCTCCCGGAGCTCCAGACGCAGGCGTGCAGCTGCAGGAACTCATCCGGCGAGAGCTCAGGGTTCGCGGCCTGGCGGGCGAGAAAGTCTTCTGTGACCCAGCTCGCGGGGTTCGCCGCCTTCACCTTCTCAGTCTCGAAGGGGTCAGTCGTCTGCGCCTCGTATCGGTAGACAAGCGTGCGGCCGACGAAGTTGCGCGAGACCGTCAGCGCGCCGTCCTTCTGCAGCTCGCCCTGGCGCTCGTTGCCGTCAATCAGCCGCCCGAGGATTCCGCTCTCTCGGCTGTGGCTCTCGCCGGCGGTGGTGATGGTGAACGTCTGCGCAGAGCGACGCGCGCCACCGCCCGTCGTTAGCGCGGCCCACGCCCTGCGAAGGTTCGGCGTCGTCCACTGGGCGACCTCGTCGCAGATGACCAGCGAGGGACCGTAGCCGTGCAGCCGCTCAGGGCTTGAGCTCATGCGCAGGATCTTGCCGCGGCCATCGGTGCGGGCGATCTCGCCGATGTAGCCGCGCACGATCACGCGCTCGGCGAGCTCGGGACTGTTTCGCACGTAGGCGACGACCGCGTCGAACAGTCGGCCGGCCTGCTTGTCAGAGGCGGCGGCGAGCAGGATCTCAGGTGAGCCCTCAGTCTCGAGCAGGTGCCACAGCGCGTAGGCCGCGAGCAGCGCCGTCTTGCCGTTCTTGCGAGAGACCAGAAGGCAGACCGACTGCCACGCGAAGTCGTCGTCGTCATCGACGGCCAGCGCCTCGAGCATGAACTCCTTCTGCCACTGCTCGAGCACGAACGGCTGGCCGGCGAACTGATCGACCGAGTGCGTGAGGTAGCTCTCGCACCACCAGGCGAAGTGGTCGCCGTAGCTCTTGCTTCCCTTGAGGTAGGTCGGGGTCACGACACCACGGCGAGCTTCGGGGGCAGCTTGCGGTCAGATGCGACCGGCCGGCCGGGGCCGCGCTTGGCCTTGATCGTGATTCCGCAGTCTGCGCCGAACTGTGCGGCGAGCTTCTCGGCCTCCTGCACCTGCTTGAGCAGCGGGTGAGCGACCTGCGCGCTGCCGGTCGCTCCGCCTTCTGCGAGGCCCGGGCTGCCGATGGCTTCCCACTGAGCGCGCAGGTTCGCAGCGTCGTCGACGAAGCGGGCGTAGCGGTTGACCAGCTCGTCCATCAGCTCGGTGTCGTGCCCCTGGCGCTCGAGCGCGGCGCGGGCGCGCTGCGCGGCTCTCTTACCTGCTGCGGTCATGCGGCCATCCAGATGTTCATCTGCTGGTTCGTCACGTCGCTGCCGTCAATGGGGCGGCTGCAGTTGCATGAGGGGCAGAGGATTCTGAGGTTGTCCTTTGTGTGGGTCCCGCCGGCGGCGAGTGGAAGGATGTGATCAACATGGGCATCGGGTCCGAGCAGTTCATCGCACAAGGGGCACAAGGTCGACGTTCGGCGCAGCAACGCGATGAACTCCGGCGTGACGTCGCTTTCGACTGATGCCGCCCTCAGTCGGGCTCGGTACCTGTGCTTGTTGTTGCGCCTGACGGCGCGCCGATACTCCGGGCGGCAAAGCCAGCAAGCCTTGGGTGTGATGCCGCGGCTTTGGATTCGGTACACCTCTCCACAAATCACACACATGCATGTCTAGGCTGGAG